CGTCCCACTCTTGCGGTAGCCCCATGAGCCAGCGGGAATGTGCCGGGTTCAACTGGCCGCCACTTTCCATCTCGGCAGAGGAGCCAATCAGCAGCTCTCCAGAAACCGTTAGTCGCGCTGGGCCGTTTAGAGCGCGTGCCGCCGCCATGTTCAGCGTCATATTCTTGGCCATGCAATCGTATTTCACCCCCCGCTGCGAGTCCGTAACCGTGGGTGTCGGCCATCCCGTTAAATGCACGCAATGAGTTAGTTTGTCCGTCCTGCCACTGTTCACTACGCTGGGTGCTGCTCCATCCTTCCAGTCCCTCGCGTTCGGCGTTGGCCAACTCGCCAATGCCGCCGCGTTCGGCACCGTGTCCGCTGGGTGCCCCTTGCGCTCCTGTCTCCCCGCCCCGCTCACGCCGGAAGGGTCTCGCGCCGCTGGCGTCGGCCACCCAATACAGTCGGTCTCGGATGTGCGGAGCACCGATGCTCGCAGACGAGAACGGGATGGCCCCGAAGGCGTAGCCCACGGCTTCCAAGTCAACTTGTACAAGGTCGAGCCAAGGTTCTGCGTCCTTGCTCGCAACCTGCTCTCCAATGACCGTTGCAGGGCGACACTGCTCAATGAGGTGGTGAAAGGCGGGCCAGAGATGCCGCTCATCATCAAACCCGCCGCCTTTACCTGCCGAGCTGAAAGGTTGGCAAGGACAGCTTCCTGTCCATACTGGGCGATCATCTGCCCAACCTGCTCGGCGTAAGGCAAGGCTCCAGACTCCGATTCCAGCAAAGAAATGGCATTGCGTAAATTCTCTAAGTTCGTTGGGTGTGACATCTTCAATACTCCGTTCATCAACAACACCGGGCGCGATGTGCCCAGCTTTAATTAAATTGCGCAGCCATTGCGCCGCGTAGGGGTCTATCTCGTTGTAGTAAGCAGTCATGGTGTTAATAGCGCGTCCACGCCCTCGAAGCTGTCGATGACTTCCACGAACTCACCGAGTCTGCGCATGCGGTTGTGTTCGCGGATCTGCGTGGAGCGGGGCTTCTCGCCGGGCGCCTTCAGCTCGACCCAGATGGGCTGGCGCCCCGGCAGCATGACCCTGCGGTCCGGCGCGCCAACGTGGCCGATCCACTTGGCCTTGCGGCACTCGCCGCCCAGCTCCTTGACCCGCTTGAAGAGGTACTTCTCGATGTCTGATTCGCGCATTATTCTTTCCTGTATCGGTATGTTTCAAAACCCGCTGCTGCCAGCGGCATGTCTGGTGCCCACGCGGGCGGTGCGGCCAGCAACGCGGCCATGTGGTCCACGTTGTACTCCGGCGAGTCAGGGGCCTCGGCGATGATCTCGTCGTGGACCGTGAGGATGATCGTGTAGCCCGCCGCCTCGATCAGCGGCATGTTGGTGGCCATCACGTCACGCGCAATGGCTTGGCACAGGTTCTCAAACAGCTTGCCGCCGTGCGTGGGGATGCGGGTCCACTTGCGCGTGAACTGGTCCACGCCCATGTAGGTGATGCCCTCGTCGACAATCTTGGGCAGCGGGTAGCACAGCGAGCGGCCCGAGGGCAGGCCCAGCAACAGGTAGCCCTTGGTGGCGCGGATCTTCAGGCCCAGCGTGGTGTACGTCGTCCCCCGCGTATTGAGGGCCTGCATGACCACGTTCTTGAGCCTGCCCCAGTACCCGGTGATGTTGGGGTGCGCCTCGCGCCATGCGCGCTTGAGTGTGTCGCAGGCCACAAAGGCATCGTCGGACAGCTCGTAGCGCGGCTTGTTTTCCTTGATGACCCGCGTCAGGTAGTAGTCGGCCTTGTCCACCAGCTCTTGGGGCGCCAGCGGCAAGACCTTCTGGGCTAGGTCCTCAAGGTCGATGCCGTAGGCCCCGGCAAAGGTCGCAAACGCGCCCACGCCGCCCTCGTAAGCCAGCGCCAGCTCTTGGACCTTGCCGACCTGCCGCTGGTCCTTGTTGACATCGTCCGGTTTGACGCCGAAGGACTTGCTGTACGCCAGCTTGTATAGGTCAGGGCCGGTCCCCTCATCGAAGTCGCGGAAGGCCTTGAGCTTCCACTCCTCGTTGGCCAGCCACGCCTGCACACGGCCCTCGATGTTGGCTAAGTCGGCCACCACCAGCTTGCGGCCCTTGGGCGCCACGATGCAGCTACGGATGGACGAGCTGGTCAGCTCCATCACGTTGTCGGTGATCAGGTGGGCGCACCCCGCCTTGAGCGCCGCGATGCCCTGCTCGATGACCGATTGCTTGAGCGTGGGCCGGGGCAGGTTCTGGGGCTGGAACAACCGCCCGGCCCAGCGGCCAGTGCGCGCCGCGCCGTTGAATTGCAGGGTGCCGCGCAGGCGGCCATCAGCGCTGGTGCCCTTGAGCAGCACCTTGTACTTGCTGGTGCTGGTGGAGCTGGCTTGCAGCCGCACCGTAAGCAGCTCACGCAGCGCCGGGTCGATGTCCGTGCCCAACAGCTTTTCCACCGTGGCCATCTGGAGGTCGGGCATGTCGATGCCGTAGTTCTCAAGTATGTGTAAGCGCAGCGCTGCACCTTGCGTAGTATTGCCAACTTGGCCGTCGGTCAGCTCCACGGCGCGCTCGGCCAGCCCGGTCTGGGCCTTGGCCACGGCAGCGATGGCCGCGTGCACCAGCCCCATGTCGATGGCCACGCCGGTGTCGTTAATGCGCTGGTCAAGGTGCCACAGCGCCTTCTCGGCGGGGGTCATGTTGATCACGGGCATGCGCTTCATGACCTCGCGCATGGCCTCAATGTCCGAGGCCGCGTAGGCCTTAAAGCGCGCCCACTCTGCTGGGTGTGTCTCGCGAGTCGCCCGGCGCAGGATGCGGTTCTTGCCCAGCGGCTTGCAAAAGAGCTGGATCAGGCGCTTGCCGTCCTTGTCCTTGGCCTTGTCTGCGGGCAGGCCCAAGATCGTGCAGAGCATGCCCAGCGCGCCGGGCAGGCCGTGGCTCAGGGCTTGGACCATGGTGTCGTGGATGCGCTCGACGGGGATGGTGATGTTCAGCGCGTGGCGCAGCACCGTGCGGTCAAAGTGGCTGTTGTGGATCACCACGGTCGTCTCGGGGTTGGCCAGCGCGCTCTTGAGCTGCGGGTGAAATAACTCCAGCGGGTCCGTGAAATCGTGGACCCGGACGTGGTTGTCGTCCACGGCCCACGCGCACAGCAGTACCTCCGCGTCTGCGGCGTAGGCATGCGTGCCGTGGGTTATGGGCGTCTCGGAGTAGGTCTCCAAGTCGAGGTACAGGTGGGTCATCAGATCTCGCGCTCAAGCAAGTGCATCTTGGATGATCTCGCGCTCAAGTGAATCCCGAATAATTTTTGCGGCGTCTTCCAGCTTTTCACCTTGGAACACACGACCGATCAGCTCAGGGTTCTTTTTGGCGTAGCCATCCCCGAATATCTCGTCGATCTCTTCCATGATGGACTCTAGTTGGTTTTTTGTACGGCTCATAAATTTCTCCAATGTGGGTGTGTGTGTAAGAGGTGGGGGTACTCGCTGCACTGGTGAGATTCGAACTCACGGATCGCCAAGCATTGCTCATGACAGCCCTTGACGACCTATAGTCACGTCACCGATTGACCTGACTCCGGCACAGCATCCGCTTTCCCCCCGAAAATCAAACCAGATCGTCTGCTGTCAGGTCGTCGAAGTCGTCGTCGCTGGCCACGCCGCCGCCTGCGAAGCTCTCGCCGTCCTTGTAGAACTGCACGCCTCTCAGCGTGGCGTTGACGCGCTTGCCGTAGTTGTTGTCCTGCGTCCACAGCTCGACGCTGGCGTTGACATAGCAGCCAGCGTAGGGCTTGCCGTCCTCAGCGGTCAGCGGGGCCTTGTTCACGTCGACCACCAGCGGGCGCAGGGCGTTGCGTGCGCTGACGTACATCATGCCCTCAAAGCCGTCGTAGTTGGCCTTGAGGTCACCGCTGTGCAGGCAGGTCTTGTCGGCAGCGCGGATCGTCTTGAGCATGGCGTCGGACTTGGCGCCCCACTTCTCCTTGGCCACCGCCTCGATGGCCTTGTTCAGGACCTCAAGCTGTGGGTCCTTGGGGTCGATCAGGAACGCTGCGGAGAAGGCAGGCTTGCCCTCGCCGTTGACGGTCTTGGCCTCAAAGAGCTGGGGGAAGCACAGGCGGACGTTGTTAAGTTTTACTATCATGGGGTACTCCAAAGGTTAAAGGTTTGTCACGTCATCAAAATCAGAAACGGCTGCTGACGTAACCAGCGCAGGACGTTTGTCGGAAAGGGGTGCAACGGAGGGCGAGCCCTCGGACTGCGTGATCAGCTCGGAGACCTGAGCCCACTGCTCTACGGTCAGCTCGTTGGCCTTGACCAGCTTCTCTGCGCTGGTGGGGCTGATGAGCTTGTAGTCATACATCCGGTCGCTCTTGAGGCCTAGGGCCTTGAGCAGGGCCTCGGCGTCCTCGGCCTTGGTCCACGCCCGGTTGCCCTTCTTGCCCTGCACCAGCTTGTAGCCGGGCACCTGTTGGCCAGCCAACAGCCTGCGCTCAACCTCGGCGCGCACGGCCTTGACCCACGACTCGATCAGGTCGGCGTTGGCCATCACGCGGGTGAGATCCTCGTCGTCGGCTGTCTCGGGCACCACGGTGTCAAAGTCGTCCATGACGGTGGCGCGGATGGCCGGGCAGGTCGCCTTGGCGCGGCACCATTGGCAGCCCTTGGGGGTGGGCCAGAGCGGGGCGTCCGGCCAGCGGGTGGCGTCGGCGGCCTCGCGCACGCGCTGGGCAAAATTCTTCAGATCGTCAAGGCTCAGGGACCACTCAGGGCTTGCGCCGAGGCGTGGCTGCACGATGCCCACGGTCACCTTGGTGAAGTCGTGGATCAGGTCCCATTCCTTGAACACGGCGTGCGCGTACATCAGGAGCTGGGGGTTTTCCTCGGCCTCGATTTCGACGCCCCGACCAAACTTGGCGTCCAGCACGATCAGCTCTTCCCCGGCGATGATGACCGCGTCGGCGGTGCCGTGGGCTCCCCACTCGTCGGTCATGTGCTCGATGGAGACGCGCTGCTCGACCAGCAGGGTGCCGTTGGTCTCGGCCACACGCTTGCGCACGTAGTCCACGTAGGTCTGCACGGCGCGGGCTTGGTCGTCGTTCAGGGTCAGGCCGGTCTCGGTGTCAGTGACGCCGATGTACTTGGCCGCGTCGGTGTTGGCCAGCAGGCAGTGCGCCGCCACGGTGTGCATCATCGTGCCCTCGCTGGCCGCGCTGGAGCCGGTGTCCTCGATACCCTCGCTCAGTGCCACCGAGCCGGGGCAGGTCATCCAGCGCACCGCGCTGCTGGGGGACAGCTTGGCGTGCGTGCTCATGCCAGCTCGGCCAAGAAGGCCGCGTAGTCCTCGGGCTTGAGCTGGGGACCCTTGGCCGCGCCGAACTTCTTGAGGGCCGCCAGCACCTTCTCACGGTCCTTGGGGAACGTGTCGGTGATGGCCTTGGACACCACTGCGTAGTCGATGGCCGCCTCAGACGACACAGCGGGGGGTGCCGTCGTAGTAGGCGCCTCGGGTTTCGCTGTAGGGGCGGCTGTCTCGGCCTTGGGCGCCTTGGGCTGCTTTGGGGCCGGGGCTGCCTTCTCGGGGGTGGGCGTCGGGATGCTCAGCAGGGCTTCCCGGTTGGCCCGTAGGGTCTCGTTCAGGGCTTCCACCGCTTCGGTGAGGCCCCGGATCGTGTCTTCTAGGCTCATGTGTGTATCTCCGTTAATCCACAACACAATTATTGTGGAGCGGCCATCTTACCCCACTTTTTTGCCGGTTGCTGTAACTTTTTAAAAAATATTTGTTGTAAACCACAAAAAGTTGTTGTAAGATGCGCTTCCCTACAACTTTTTTGGAGTAAACACACATGAACATAAACCCCTTCAAACGAATAACCACGCTAGAGGCGGAAATGAAAGCGATGCGCGAGAACTACACCACGCTGTTGCGTGATTTGCCTGACTTCTGGGCTCGCTTGGCCAAGGTAGAAAAGCAAATGACTGCGGCCATGGCCACCGCGTCCACCAACATGGACGTTATGACCAAGCTGCCCAGCATCGCTGCGGTCGAGGAGGCCATCGGCTTGGCCACGAAGTTTGACGGACGGCTGGACCGGGTGCGCGACCGGATCGACAAGAATCTAGGCGATCAATGGGCGGCCATAAATGAGCTGGACAAACAGATGGACGCCCGCATGGTGGGCGCCGGGCATCTGGACAAGCGCCTGACCGCGCTGGCCGAGGACGTGGTCCTGCTCAAGGCCCTGCGCAACGTCGTGACGCCCGAGGAGGCCTCGCGCAAGGCGATCAACAACCAGCTCCCGCAGGACCAAGCCAAGCTCAAGCGCGCATGGCGCGAGGCGCACCCCAACATCACCGGGTACTGGGGCGGGCTCAACAACCAGCTCGCGCAGGACCAAGCCAAGCTCGAACACGAGCGCGCCAAGCAGCGTGAGTACAACGCGGCCTACCGGGCGCGCCAGAAGGCCAAGGCCGAGGCTGCGGCCCGCAAGGAAAAACGTATGGACTACCAGCGTGCCTACCGGGCGCGCAAGAAGGCCGAGCAGGCCGCTGCGCAGACAACACCGGGGGCCGCACAATGAGGTTTTTTGACTTTTTGAAACAGCAGCTCAAGGAGCCCACGCCGCTCGAGGTGATCAGCAAGGAGCTGGCTCAGGCCCATCTGGACCGCCTCGAGGCAGAGGGCGCAGTCGAGTATGCCTCCGCAGTGCTCGAGCTGAATATGGCCCGCATCGAACGTTTAAATTTACGCATTAAGGAGTACAAGCAATGAAAGATGAAACGAGACAAGAAATTAGTGCAGCGTTTGCAAAAGACTACACCGACTGGATGGTCAAGACTGGCGGCTACGCAAAGGACATGACGCTGCGCGATCACTTTGCTGGGATGGCTATGCAAGGTTTGATAGCAGCAGATGTTGATTACAGCAATGAACTTTTGGTTAATTATGCTTACATTCTGGCAGACGCAATGCTTAAGGAGCGTGCCAAATGATTCAAACCTTTATTGGATTGGCCTGCATCGCTGCATGGTTCACGCACATCTTCACTTGCTTTGCACAGGGGTTATGGGGCTTCCTGCTTGCAGGTGCCATCTTGTTCCCCATTGGCATTCTCCACGGCTTTTGGCTGTGGTTTCGTTAGGAGTTGCTATGACTGAAGCAGACAAAAAATACATGGAGCGCAAGCAGAAGGACTGGGAGTACGACGAACCCGAGCCTAGCGACTACGCGCAGTTTGTGCAGCAAGTCAAGGGCTTGATCGTGTGGGTGATCTTTGTGGTTGGAGCGTCCATGCTTGTTGCGGCGGTGCTGAAATGACAGGCTACCAATCTTATTGCGTGTACTGCAAACGCCCCGTGTGGACAATACTAACCAAATGTAGGAGTTGCGGAAAATGAATACATGCCCAAACTGTGGACTGATTAAAGGATTGCACGCAAGCATATTGCCGGGATGTATGTGCTTTCAAGATGAATTGGCTCGGTATAAAAAAATCGTGGCTGACCAAGAATCAATAATGACAGCGCAAGCAATGCGCATTGTGGACTTGAAAACACACATTGAAAACCTTGAAGGAGAAGACTGATGACTACGCTTGGAGCATATTTGCGCGGGTTAAGACTGTGCCAAACAAATGTGTCATTGGAAAAAATGTCAATAAAGATTGGATGCACAAAGTCTTATCTGTCGGACGTTGAAAATGACAAGACAATGCCATCGTTAGCAAAAGCCGGGGCCATAGCAATGGCGTACAAAACAAGCCTAAATCAAATGGGGAAATACTTATGACAGGCTACGAATCAAAGCGCGCAGCAGCGCGGGACAAGTTGGACGATGACGATACGCAGGTATACCAAGCGTGGAGAGAGTCTGCCTCGGACTACGAACGAGGCTTCATTGACGGTATGCAAAAGCAGATGCAGTCTAGCGTAGACAAGGCGGTCAACGCCATGACACAGCGCCCTTGGGTTGGGCTGACGGATGAGGAAATTGCTTTAATTGATTGGGAATCTTCGGTAACCAAGAAAGATTGTGTCCAAGCCATTGAAGCAGCATTAAGGAGTAAGAACACGTGATCCCCGTGCCGCTGTATCCCGACATGCCAGTTGCCACCAACACCGCTGGCAAGGTTGTGTTCCCGAAACAGTATTACAAGTGCCCGGACTGCGACAACATTAGCCCGTTGCGTGGTGGCTGGATCGGCTTGGTCCAGTCAGACCGGCAGGACCTGTACGACCAAGCCAAGGAAAACAACCGCATGAATTTTTATGACATCTGTAGCCTCGTAGAGGCTCGCTTAAAGGAGAAAAACACATGACGCAAGACGAAGAAATAAAACGCCAAAACGAAAAGATTGAGTTCCTTGCCCGAACCAATATGTTGTATAGCGATTGGGAACACCGTGAAACGCAAGTAACCAGCGAACTAATCCGCAAGGGTATTGAAGCATCCAAACTTAATGTTGAGTTGCTGTCGGCGTTGACCGCCTGTCTTGATTGGATGGAGCGCATGCGGGTCAGCGGAGATGCTGGAAATTGGAAATGGGGGGATGATGAATACACAAAGGGCCGAGCAATTGAAGATCAACTAAAGGAGAAAAACACGTGAAAAACGCAAACGAATACCAGATCGGTGGATCGCACTACAAGGACATGGCCGTGCAGCCGTGGGAGGTCATGCAACACGTGCTGACGCACGATGAGTTCGTCGGCTTTCTCAAGGGCAACGTAATCAAATACAGTATGCGCCAAGGCAAGAAGGAAGGCAGCGACGATGCGGCCAAGGCCCTGCACTACTTGGCCAAACTACAGGAGGTACAGGGACTATGAGCAAGTCACAGCACCCGCGCATCCGTGAGCTGCTGCGCGAAAACCACGATGGCCTTACCGTAAACGAGATAGCAAGCAAATTGGTACTGCAACCCGATTCGGTGCGCAACGCCCTGTTAAACATGCCTGACGCCTACATTGACCGGTGGCTCGCTGCTCGGCAGGGTAAGCGCGAGGAGTCCATCTGGTGCGTCGTGGTTCCCCCTGAAAACTGCCCCAAACCGGAGTGACCCATGTTCAACGAAATACAACGCCAACGCCTGCGGGACCTGTCCCGCATACAAGACCGAGCCAAGATCGACTACAACCTCGTCAACGCGCCGCTGGCAAAGTACATCAGGGAGCTGGAGGCCAGCCACCCCGAGCTGTTCCACACGTACAACTACACTTCCCGGCTCGCTCGGGTGTTCGTGGACCAGCCCCTTGGCGCCATCCCCTACGCCCGCGCTGTGCGCGGACCCGAGCACTGCCCCTACAAACTCATCGAGAAATAACATGACCGGAATCGAACAAGCAATACACGCCATCGGCTCACAAGCCAATCTGGCCAAGGCGCTGGGCTGCTCCCAGCAAAACGTCAGCATGATGCTGCGCAACGGCTACGCGCCGATCAAGTGGATCAGGGCCATCGAGCAGGCCACCGGGGTCTCCCGCGACCTGCTCATCAACCCCTCGTTGGTCGACCTGCTCTCCCCCACGGAGATCTGATAGACTGGTCGATGGACACGGCTAGGGCCGGGGTAGCTCCCCGGACCGAAGAGCGAGCTACCCCCGCCTGCCGTTGTTTCTTTTCTGGGGTATGTTGCTGGGTAGAACAATGAAAAACACAACGCCAGACCTGCCACCAATCGGACGGGTCTTTAATGGGGCCAACATCCCTCCAGAGCTCAAGGCCCTGCGCCGCTGGGCCGTCTGGAAGGCCATCTGGAACCCTGAGCGCGATAAGTACGACAAGGTGCCCTACGACGGCAACCATCGCGGCCTGTCCACCAAGCTGGTCGAGAGCTGGGGCGACTACGACAGCGCGGCCATGACGCTGCGCCTGAACCCCACGCGCTACCACGGGCTGGGGCTGGTCCTGACCGGCATCACGGACGTGGTGGGCATCGACCTTGACAACTGCCGCGAGGGCACCACCATCGCCCCGTGGGCACGCGAGATCGTCGAGTCCATGGGCAGCTACACCGAGATCAGTCCCAGCGGCACAGGGCTGCGCATACTGGCCCATGGCAGCACCGAGGACGACTGGAACAACCACGACATCGGGATCGAGGTCTACGGTGGCCACACGGCCCGCTTCCTGACCATCACGGGCGACACCTCCAAGCCCCGGCCCATGACAGCGGCCAACCCCGAGGTGATGGCCGGCCTGTTCGCCCAGCACGGGCGCACACGCAAGCAGAACCCCATCATCCAGATCACCATGCCCGAGCTGATCCACGAGCTGGCGCTGCCCGACGTCACGGAGATGGACATCCCCGAGGCCACCAAGGAGTTCCTGCTGCACGGCCCCGGCGAGGACGTCCTAGACCGCTCTGGCGCCCTGCACGCGGTCGGTGTGCAGCTCTACAGCGCCGGGTACAGCGACGCCGAGGTGCTGTCCATATTCGCGGCCAGCCAGCCGGTCATGGACATCGCCCTGTCCCACCGCAGGCAGGACCCCGACCGCGCTCTGGCCTACCTGTGGATCGAGCACTGCCAGAAGGCCAAGCCCAAGGCCACCACCCGCGAGGCGATCCTCGAAGACTTCGACGACCTGTCCGCCGACCCGGAGGTGGCAGCCCAGACAAAAAAGTCCCAAGAGGCCAAGGCCCAGCGCGAGGACCGGTTCAAGCTGGAGACGGCAGCCGAGTTTGCTGTGCGCCGGCGCGCCTCGTGGATCATCAAGGGGCTGGTGCCCATGGCCACGCTGGGCGTGATATATGGCGCCTCTGGCTCGGGCAAGTCCTTCTTTGTGCTTGACCTGATGGCGGCGATCGCCCGCGCCGCCCCCGGCGCCCAGTGGCGTGGCCACCGGGTCAACCCGGCCAAGATCTGCTGGGTGGCCGCCGAGGGCGTGGAGGACATGCGCAAGCGCGTACAAGGCTACGCCATGCACCAAGGCATGTCGCTGGCCGACCTGCCCATGGAGTTTATTGGCGAGGCGCCCAGCCTGCTGGACGACGCTGACGTCAAGGCCGTGATCAAGCAGATGCGCAAAAAAGGCCGGTTCGACATAGTGGTCATGGACACGCTGGCCCAAGTGATGGCCGGCGGCAACGAGAACAGCGGCGAAGACATGGGCAAGGTGCTGGCCTACTGCCGCGAGATCACCCGCGTCACGGGCGCCATGGTCATCCTGATCCACCACAGCGGCAAAGACGAGTCCAGAGGCGCCCGGGGCTGGTCAGGGCTGCGCGCCGCTGCCGACTTCGAGTTTGAGATCATCCGGGCCGACGACGACCGGGTGGCCACGGTCACCAAGATGAAGGGTGGTGCGGACGGCGGCGAGTACGGTTTCCGGCTGCTTACTATCAAGGTGGCCGAGGACGAGGACGGCGACGACGAGACGACCTGCGTGCTCGAGTTCACGGACAGCAGCAGGCAGTCCTTGGCGGCGCAGCAGGGGCCAACTGGCAAGACCCAGAAGGCGATCATGGACCAGTTCAGGACCATGGTCGACCTGTCCGACGGGGTCGTCACGGAGCACGAATTGGCGGTTGTAATTGCCGCTGGGCGGCCCTTCGACCCCACGCCGGGCAAGCGCGACAAGCGCGTGGACAACGCAAAACGCGACATTCGGGCCGTAATTTCGGGTGGCTTTTTGCAGATGGATGCGGTTGGCCGACTCAGTTTGCCCACAGCTTGACGTTGTAAACCACTAGCAAGATGTTGTATACAAGTGGATCAAGTGGATCAGAATGGATCAGAATGGATCAGATCCATGGGAAATCTGGATCGGATCGGATCAACCCTCTTTAGAGGTTGATCCATTGATCCACGGAAAATGCCGGTTTACTGGTGATTATTTGTAAAAACTATCGCCCGCCCGTTTACCATAAAAATCTTTTACAAAAAAGATGTTGTACAACACAAAAAGGGTATATACTTCTTCCATCGCAGCAAACACTGCGGTACTTCTCAACACATACACACTGGAGTATCAAAATGGCAAAAGCAAAATTGGTGGTGGAACTCAACGAAGGTTCCGTGGATCGTTTGGGCGTGCTGCTGGCACAGATCGCTGACCTGACCGAGCAGGCCGATGCAATCAAGGACGCGATCAAGCGCGGTGGCGAGTCCGTAGAGGGCAGCCTGTTCAAGGCCACCCTGACAAACCCTGACCGCAACATCTTCGACAAGGATTTCTTTATCGAGCAAAACGGTGAGGACGCATACATGGCCTACACCAAAAACATCCGCCCCGCCGTTGTCAAAGTTACTTCCCGCTAAAACCCCCCGCCCCCTCGGGGGCATTTTTTGAAAGACCTCATCATGATCCGTTACGCATCTTCTTCCGCCCAGTCCTCTTTCCGCAGCCAGTCTGCCCTGTCCAACGAGCAGATCGCCTACTACGCGCCCAGCGTCATGGCCGCTGAGGCCCACGAGAGCCGTGGCGAGCGCTACAGCTTCATCCCCACGATCCAAGTGATCGACGGCCTGCGGGCCGAGGGCTTCCAGCCCTACGAGATCCGCCAGACCAAGGTGCGCGACGCCAGCAAGCGCGAGCACACCAAGCACATGGTCCGCATGCGCCATGCCAGCTCCATCGTCAACGATGAGGTGCCCGAGATCATCTTGCTCAACAGCCACGACGGCAGCAGCTCTTACCAGATCATGAGCGGGGTGTTCCGCTTCGTGTGCTCCAACGGCCTGATCGCCGGGGACATGTTCAACAACGTCAAGGTCCGTCACAGCGGCAACGTGGTGGGCGACGTGATCGAGGGCGCCACCCGGGTGCTCGAGGACGCCAAGCAGATCGGCAGCCGCATCGACGAGTACAAGGCCATCACGCTGGACTACGACGAGCAGCAGGCCTTCGCCCGCTCGGCCCTGCAACTGCGCTGGGGCGATGAGCGGCCCGTGCAGGCCAACCGCCTCCTCCAGCCCAGCCGCTGGCAAGACCGTCAGGACGACCTGTGGACCGTCTACAACCGGGTGCAGGAGAACATGATGAAGGGCGGCGTCCCCGGACGCAGCGCCACTGGCCGGCGCACCACCACCCGCGCTGTGGGCGGCGTCACCGAGAATGTCAAGCTGAACAAGGCGCTGTGGACGCTGGCCGATACCATGGCCGCCCTGAAGCTGGACAAGGCCACCGACCAGTTTGTCGCCCAGTACGAGCACGCCTACCTGTAAACCAACCCGGCCCCCTCGCGGGGGCCACAACCGGAGAAGACCATGAACATCAGAATGCTGACCACCGAAGAGCGCGAGCGCTTGGCCTACATCGAGGGCTACACCGAGGCCGCAGAGCTGCTGGGCGAGCTGCTGGACACCCAGCAAGAGCTGCAAGACGCTGAAAACGAGCTGGAGGCCCAATAATGGCCACCAAGACCCCTAAAACGGCCCAAAACGAGCCCGTGGAGTACCGCATGCCCATAGAGGTGTCGGACTGGATCAAGCACGCTGAGAGCCGCATTGCGTACCTCACGACCACCAACGACCGGCTCAAGGCCGAGAACGAGGGCCTGCGCAAGGCCAACAAGGTCATGGAAGCCCGCGTCATGGGCAATTCACAGGAGTAGAAAATGCCAACACCCACCACAGAGGACCTGCGCAAAATTCACAAGCACGCCACCACCCTTGAAAATACGATTAAAGCGCACACAAAGGCCGTTTTTGACCAGTGCGGACCCCAAGTGGCCATGAACGTGCTCCTGAACGCGGGCATCACCACCATCGCCGGTGGGCTGTCTGCTATCGAGGACGATACCGAACGACTGGGCGCCACAATCAACGTGTTCATCGCCGTCGTCAAAGAATTACAGCTCGAAATGGCCGAGAACGCCGCCGAGAGCATCATCAAGAAAGCAATGAAAAAATGACCAACGAACTAAGCCCCCTCGCCCGCCAGATCATGGGCCACGCCAACGTCATGCCCATGTTCACCCAGAAGGAGTTCGACCGGGCGCTGGCCGAGGCCAAGGCCGAGATCATGACCATCGCCATCGAGGCCACCAAGCAGGCCATCGCCATCGAGCGCGAGGAGTGCGCACGGCTGGCCGAGGACTGCGTGGACATCGAGAAGCTGCCCGACCAGATTAGGCAAAGGCTATCGGGTAAGCCCCACTGATAAAAATATTTTCCGGTAGGCATGGTTTCTACTGTAACTTTCTGTTACAGTAGGGCTGTCTTCAACACACACACACCCACACAGGAGAACATTATGACCAAAGACTACTCAATCACAGTGCAAGATTTTACCGGTCGCATTGCGGTTATCGGCGTAAACGGCGCAAGCATCGACGAAGCAATTGCAAATGGATCGTCTTTTGATTTTGCTCAAGAATGCGTTATGAACGGCGCTGTTCAAGCCGCTGTTCGCAATGGCGAAATTGGCAAATACCCCACTCTGGTATCAATCAACGAATAACCCCTCACACACCCACACAGGAAAACACCATGACCGAAGAAATCGAAACAGTAGTCAACACCGAGCACGGCGTGCGCGTCTGCGTTACCGAATGGGACGAGGGCGGCGTCTGGCTGTACCTTGCCGGGCGCGGCGCCAGCATGAGCACGGTGCTCACCCGCGCTGAGGCGCAGACACTGGTGGCCGGGCTGCAAGAGATACTGGCCAAGGAGGCAGCATGACCAAAGAACAAACACTGGAGTTGATCGAGGGCCGAATAATGATGCTGGTGATGGCTGGCGCACAGCGGGAAGAGGATGGCTCCCCCGTGTACCAAGACAACATGATCCAGTTTGCAATCAGCGCCCTTGAGGGGCTGTACAACGACATCGAGGAGGCAGCATGAGCTACGACGAGTACCTGAGCCGCCGCGAGTGGCTCATGGCCACCTACCACCTGACCCGCGACGAGGCCACCGAGACGGCGCACTACGACACCGACCCGGAGACATGGGCCGGTAGTCCGTGGGGCACCGAAGGGGCAACAGCATGATCATCCGCACGTCCCCCCAGTACCCGCCCATCCCCGTGCGCGACTTTGATTGGCAGGCCTACGAGCCCGGCTACGAGCCCGGCGACGCGCTGGGCCACGGCGCCACCGAGGAGGAGGCCATCGCCGAGCTGCTGGCCGCTATGGACCTGCCTGCTGACACGCGGTACACAATCGGCTAAACTGTGCCCACAACGCGCTGAGAGATGCGCTGGAGGGTACAAATGGCAACTGGTAAGAAAATGGGCAGGCCGCCGGGCGGCACGCTCTATCCGGCCAAGGAGCAGATCAAGAAGCAGCTCGTTGCTTGGATCAGCGATGGCAACACGCTCAAGGACTTCTGTCGGCAGGACGGAATGCCGAACTATCGGACGATATACGACTGGCAGGATGAGGACGAGCACTTCGCTGCAAGTATCGCGCACGCGCGCGTTATAGGGCACGATTCTATCGCTGAGGAATGCACGACGCTGGCCGACACCGAGCCACTGGCCGTGTTCGATGAGGCGGGCAACAAGCGCTACGACCCCGGCTCGATCTCTTGGCGCAAGATGCAAATCGAGACGCGCCTGAAGCTGCTGGCCAAGTGGAACCCCAAGAAGTACGGCGACGCCACCACCATCCGGGGCGACGACGCTGCGCCATTGGTGGCCGAGGTGAGCTTTGACATCTTTGGCGAGATGCTCAAGGCCGTGGCCCTCAAGCGACACGCATCGGAGCAGTAGCATGATCCACTACACCCCCGAAGGCTGCCACATCAAGCTGGGCCTGAACTTCAGCGGCACACCGGGCGGCTTTCGCCTGCTGTGGGCGTGGTATGACTTTGCCACGCACACGGCCACCACCTACCGCCTGCGCGTGCGCTTGCACATGGCCCCGCGCCTCATGTGGGAGGTCAAGACGTTTGATGTGATCGACAGCTACTTGATGGTTCACGGCCTTGAGCTGGTCAACCGCGAGGTGCTCGAAGACCTCAAGGCCGCCGAAGACGACGTCAAGCGCACCAACGAGCCGCTTGTCTACCTCAAAACGCAATGAGTGACATGGCCGAGCTGCTGGAGGACCCGACGGTCCGCCAGCAATATGCACAGCTCAAGCCCGAGCAGCGTGCGCTGTTCGAATGGCGGGCGCGCTGGCTGCTGCGGGCGCACAAGTTCCAGCTCGAACCACTGGGCGACTGGACCATCTGGCTCCAGCTCGGTGGCCGGGGCTCGGGCAAGACGCGCACCAGCGCCGAGACGCTGGGCTACTGGGCCGCCACCCAGCCCGGCACCCGCTGGCTGGTGTCCGCGCCAACGAGCAGCGACATCCGATCGACATGCTTTGAGGGCGAGTCGGGCCTGATGGCGGTCATCCCGCCCATACTGATCGCCGACTACAACAAGAGCCTGCACGAGCTCAAGCTCACCAACGGCAGCCTGATCAAGGGCATCCCGGCCTCCGAGCCCGAGCGCCATCGCGGTGGCCAGTACCACGGCGCATGGCTGGACGAGCTGGCCGCGTGGGACTACCTGCAAGATAGCTGGGACATGATCCAGTTCACCGTGCGCTTGATCGGCCCCAACGGCACGCGCATCATCTGCTCGACCACGCCCAAGCCCAAGCCCGTGATCATGGACCTGCTGGACCGCGAGGGCGACGACGTCGTGGTGACCAAGGCCAGCACCTACGTCAACATCGCCAACCTTGCCCCGGCCTTCCAGAAGCAGATCCTGCAATACGAGGGCACCAAGCTGGGCCGCCAAGAGATCCACGCCGAGATCATCGACCCCGAAGAGGGCGGCATTGTCAAGCGCGACTGGTTCAAGCTGTGGCCAGCCGATCGGCCCCTGCCCAAGCTGGAGTTCGTGCTCCAGTCGCTGGACGTGGCCACCTCGGAGAAGACCCAGAACGACCCGACGGCGCACATCACGCTGGGCATATTCAAGCCCGAGGACGGCGGCATGTGCGCGCTGGTGATCGACTGCTGGCAGGACCGGCTGCAATACCCCGACCTGCGCCCCCGCGTGGTGGACGAGTACGAGACGGTCTACGGCGAGGGCAAGGAGAAGAAGCGCGTCGACCTGCTGCTGATCGAGGACAAGAGCGCGGGCATCAGTCTTATACAAGACCTGCGCCGGGCCGGCATCCCCATCATCCCGTACAACCCGGGCAAGGCCGACAAGATCCAGCGCCTGTCCATCGTGGCCAACATCATCAAGGCCGGGCGCGTCTGGATACCCGAGTCCAGCAACCGCAAGGGGTTCGTGCGCGACTGGGCCGAGGGCATGATCAGCCAGATCTGCTCGTTCCCTGAGGGCGCGGCGCACGACGACTTCGTGGACGCCATGAGCCAAGCCCTGCGCTACCTGCGCGATGCCGGGTGGCTGACCATCGACTACCCCAAGGAATGGGTCGACGAGGAGGATTACGTTGACGCCGGGCAGCGAAAGCGCGAGAATCCCTACGCTGTGTAAAATCCGCTCAACATCACACTGGACCTTGCCATGGCCGACAAACCCTACCGCGACCCCAAGAGCACCAAGATCGAGGACTGGAAGTGGCGCCCGCTTGAGCAGATCAAAGCCGAGCTGGCCATGCGCGAGATCCCCGACTACATCCAAGAGGGCTTTGGCGGCTTCATGAACGAGCAAGCTGGCCGGGCAAAGAAGGGCGCCATGACGCCCCGCGACCTGATCAAGGCCTACACCATCGCCCAGTCTAGCATCGGGCGCGGCGGTCTCTCCCACTCGACGGCCAGCAAGATGGGCATGAAGCTGCCCAACACCGGCGGCGAGGTGCGACCCGAGGGCGCCTTTGCCGAGTGGCTAGGCTCACCCGAAGGCCAGCGCTACCTCGACCTTGCCGAGCAAGGCCAAGTGGACCCGGCAGTCATCGCCGACTTGCAATACAAGTTTGCACCGTTCGGCAAGCAGAACGACCAAGCGGCCAAGATGGCCGACGCGGCGCACACCATGCCCGCCATGACCGGCGACCTCAACCGCGCACTTGTGGGCTCGCCCGAGGAGTACCGCGACTTTGCCGAGAAGCTCAAGGGCATCGCTGGTGCCAAGAGCGGGTTCATCGGCTCGCTGCTGGGCCGGGGCGACCTGCCCACGCTGGACGCCCGCCAACTCAACCTGCACACCAAGCGAGCCCCCGTGGGCGTAAACTCAATCATGAACCGAGGCAAGGGCAAGGGCGCCCGCGAGGCCGTGGACCGCCTTGCAGCCCGGCAGGCAGCCATGGGGCTGGACATCGACCCGGCACTGGCCGCCCACTACCAGCACCTTGCGCACCACGCCGTCTGGGACAAGACAGCAGGCGCCAAGACAACGCACGAGGACCTGATCCGGGCCATGCGTGGCTACGCTAAGGGCGGCTCCAAGAAGAAGGACCCTTCACTGCCGCTAGATTTGCCCCGGGCGCCCAACCTGACCAAGGCGCAATTGGCCCCCATCGTCGAGCGCGTGGCCTTGCAGCAACTGGGCGAGCACGTCAGGAAAAAAGGCAAGACGTCCAACCTTGCCGACCGATCCATGCGTGAGGTCGAGCGCCTCAAGGGTGTCAACTACGGCCTGATCCCCACGGGCAACGTGCCCGAGAGCAAGGAGTACCAGAGCCAGATGGGCGACATCAACATCGCCCTGCCGGGTGACCAGACGGTGTCCGACGCCTACCTTGAGCACGTCAACGGCATGCCCATCGGCTCCCAGCAAGAAGGCGGCGCCCGCTACGGCATGGGCAAGAAGAACGCCTTCTGGGCGTCCAACGAAGGGCCGGCCAGTGGCTTTCAAACTAAGGTCACCGAGCTGGCCCGCTTGACCGGCCAAGATCCCCGCGTCGTGGCCCACCACATGGCCATGGGGCGCATCTCCAACCACTTTGCCCAGCACTTTGCCGACGCCAACCTCAAGGCCATTGCCAACTCCAAGGCCAGCGATGCGGACAAAGAAGTGTTCAACAACGTGATCCGGCAGGGCTACAGCAAGAAGCACCCCAAGACGGGCGAATACATACACATCGCGTTCCCGCACTTCCCCGGCGTACACAACATGCAAGAAGCCTACGCGGCCATGCAAGAAGACCCCGAGATGCGCAAGTGGTTCAACAACCGCATGAAGACGCCCAACGTCACCAAGCCGCTCAACCTGCCCAATGCGCTGGACATTGAGCACGCCATTACCGAGCCCGCGCTGCGCAACATGGAGATCAACCTGACCGGCCACTCGGTGGGTCGTGTCAAGCCCGGCGCTGCGCTAATCCCCGGCTCGGCGCACAACACCTACAGCCACGACATCGCGGGCGAGGCCCTTGGCCACGCGCCTGAGCTGTCGCCCTTTGAGGTGGCGTTCCCCGATGCTACGGCGTTTGTGCGCAAGGCCTACAGCCCGTCGGACTTCACCGGCACGATCCAAAAGGTGTTTCCCCACCAGATCGTGGACGAGAACCACCTGCAACAGATGCACGACTACTACACCGCCCTGCGCAAGCGGCGCGGGTTTGCCGAGGGCGGCCACGCTGAGGGCTGCGGCTGCGACACCTGCGGCCCCAGCCAAGACGAGATGCTGGCGCACGTCATGCTGCACAAGGCCGAGGGCGGCTCCATTGACATGAAGACCGTGGGAGCCGAGGAGGCGCCCAACATGGACATCAAGGAGTACGTGGCACCCTCTGGTGAGCAGGGTTTACCCGTAGGCGGCGTGGATTTCCAGCCCGAGCAGCCCGGCCAGCAGCTCATGCCCGGAGCGCCGGCCCAGCCCCCGGGCCAAGTGCCCGGCCAGCCCGGCCAAGTGCCACAGCAACCAGCCCCGCTCACCGGCCAGCCCACGCCGTCGCTAAACGGCCCGCAGGCGCCCGCGCTGAACCAGCCCAACAAGATGCTGGGCGGCCCGCCCATGCCGCCGTTTGGCCAGCCCCGTGGACCGCAGAGCAACATCCTAGCCATGACGCCCCAAGGCCAAGCCATGCAGGCCATGCGGCCCAGCCCCACGCCCATGCCCCGCATGGCCAAGGGCGGCTCGCTGTCGGTGGAGGAGATGCGCCGGGCATTGGCCAAGAAGCCCATGCAGATCCGCACCACGCATGAAATCCGCATGACGGAGCGCAAGCTGTGAAAGGCTTCTACTCACCCGTTGACAAGCTGGCCGCCGAGCTGCCCCGCACCAAGGGCACCGGCGCCGAGTTCATGACGGAGCTGAGCAAGCGCCCCGGCTATAAGCCGCAGGAGGCGCAGGACCGCGACCTGCAAACGCTGATGGCCCTGCCCAAAATGGCACGTGAGGAATTCTTGTCCCAGCTCAAGGCCAAGCCTGCTCCGCAGTTAGAAGACACCACGCTGACCAACAAGAGCGGGCGCTCAAAGTACGACCAGTGGACGTTGCCCGGCGGCAGCAACTACCGCGAAATCCTGCTGCGCATGCCGCACGACGAACAACGCGCTAAGGAGTTTGCCGATCCAGCGTCTGGCCATTGGGACACACCCGACGTGTTGGCCCACGTCCGTGCCAAGGACCGCACTGGCCCCAATGGTGAGAAGCTGCTGCACATTGAAGAGATCCAGTCCGACTGGCACCAGAAGGGCCGTGAGCATGGGTACGCAACACCCGAATCGTTAAAAGAATTCCGTGCCGCCGAGCTACGGCACAAGCTGCTTAAACGACAGCTCGATGAAGCCAAGGCGCAATCGGAAAGCGCCGAGAACAGCTTAAAACGCAAAGAGCCGCTGTTCCAACAGCCCGATGTGCGCGAGCGCTACGAGGCCGCTCGAGTCAAGGCCAACAACGACCTTATGGACCTGATGCCGCAGGTCATGAAGGCGCAGGCCGAGATGCAAGACTTTGGCCACAAGATGAACAGCATGGTGCCCAACGCCCCGTTCAAAAAGAACTGGCACGAGATGGCGCTCAAGAAGATGATCCACCATGCAGCCGAGAACGGCTACCACGGGATTGTGATTACGCCGGGGATAGAGCAGTCCAAGCGGTATGACTTGAGCAAGCACGTTAGCCGCGTAACGCACATGACCCACCAAGATGACCCCGACAGTGGTATTTTGTTTGCCTTTGATCCAGCGGGTCGACAAATAGTAGAAAAACACAACGTGCCGCATTCCGAACTGCCTGATTACATTGGCAAGGAAGGGGCTCAAAAGTTATTAGAGCAAAAACCTGACGAGACCGGCTACCGCGAATTGAGCGGTCAAAACCTTCAAGTCGGCGGCGAGGGCATGAGGGGCTTCTACGACAAGATAGTGCCCAGCTTCCTGAACCAGTTTGGCAAAAAGTACGGTGCGCAGGTCAGCCAAATGCAGGTGCCCGTTAAATACCAGCTCCAAGGGCTGCGGACCATGGGCGGCTACCCAGACGACGCGCCAATGAACCTGCACCACTTCCCCATCACGCCCGAAATGCGCGAGGACGTAACCAAGAACGGCGTGCCGCTGTACGCCAAGGGCGGTAGCACAGACCGCGTCAACATGCACCACAAGGACGTTATTAAACGTATTCCTGAACTGACCGCTGCGGCCAATGAAGTTGAAGCTGGCAACATGACGCATGACCAGTACATGGATCTGGTTAACAAACACAAGCCAGTTATGCCATTTGCCAATGTCCCAGAAATGCCGTCTGACGAGGAAATTTATAACGCCTTAAGCAGTGACAAGCGAGAAAAGATTGGCGCGCACCGTGATATTGAGAACGGAACCCACGTTGGTGGCCGATTAGATATCCCAGCGTACAAGGACCATGGCGTTTGGGTAGTGTCAGTACACGAGGGCAAACACGGCGCAAATGCAGGCCCACCGATTGGTTACGACACGCACTTGCACATCATCAATCCCAAGTTTGGCGTGTCTGCTAAGGGCGCGATGAATTACGCCACTGGCAAAAAAGACAAAAACACCTTTGCCACGCTCAACGGTGCATACAACAAACTGAGCCGCAAAGAAGCAAAAGCGTTAGCCAAGATGGCTTTGAACCACAAGGATTGGGTACAGGTGGGCATGGACCCAGAGCGACATACCTATTTCTATGATCGTAAGACTCAGCGCCCAATTAAAGAAGCTGCGGAATCCTTGCAAATTGGCCCGCTGGTGTTTGCCAAGCATCCCGTCTACCACACCGACGAAGAGATGCAGCAGTTTCCGTATGCCAAGGGTGGCGCCGTGAAGCCCGTGGGTTACACTAAAGAAAAAGTTACAGTTTCCCCAGACCTCGACCAAATGCGATACGAGCTGATCAGCGTGAAACACTCCAAAAAGGTTAAATGATGGCCCAAGAAGAAGACACCAGCCCCGATGACCTCGAGACCAACGAAGACGGCTCGGTGGACGTTGAGCTGCCCGAGGACCTGTCCGACGTGATTGAGATGCCCGACGGCTCAGCCGTGGTGAGCATGCAAACCAAGGGTCCCGAGGAGGCGCCCGACTTCTACGCCAACATGGCCGAGGAACTAGACAGCTACGACCTTGACACGCTGGGCATGCGCTACGTTGATCTACTGGACAAAGACAAGAACGCCCGCGAGGAGCGCGACAAGCAGTACGAAGAGGGCATGAAGCGCACCGGTTTGGGCAAGGACGCCCCCGGCGGCGCCAACTTCTTTGGTGCCAGCCGTGCCGTTCACCCTGTTATGGCCGAGGGATGCGTCGATTTTGCGTCCCGAGCCATCAAGGAGCTGTTCCCACCAGACGGACCAGTGCGCACCAAGATCATGGGCAAGGTCGACGACCTTAAAACCGAGAAAGCAGAGCGCAAACGGGACTTCCTAAACTGGCAAATCACCGAGCAGATCGAGGAATTCCGCGACGAGCAGGAGCAAATGCTCACCCAACTGCCACTTGGCGGCTCCCAGTTCCTAAAATTGTGGTACGACGAGCAGAAAAAGCGGCCAACAGTCGAATTTGTGCCCATTGACCGCATTATTTTGCCTTTTGCGGCCTCAAACTTCTACACGGCGCAGCGCGCAGCCGAAGTTCACGAGATAACTGAGTGGGAATACAAGCGCCGGGTGTCCAATGGCATGTACATGGACACCGCCCGCATGACTTCGGGCCAAGAACCAGAGCAAACCCGCGTCCAGAAGGCCAACGACAAGATCGAGGGCAAGCAATTCCAAGACAACGACGACGGATTGCGCAAGGTCTACCACATTTACGCCTTTTTGGAGTTTGAGGAAGACAAGTACGCCAAAGGCGAGTCCGCGCCCTACATCATGATGGTCGACGAGCAAAGTTCGCAGGTCATTGGCCTCTACCGCAACTGGGAAGAGGGCGACGAGACGATGACCAAGCTCGATTGGATCATCGAATTCAAATTTATCCCATGGCGAGGTGCGTATGCGATTGGCTTACCTCATCTTATCGGTGGCCTGTCTGCCGCTCTTACTGGCGCTTTGCGTGCCCTGCTTGATTCTGCGCACATTAACAATGCCGCGACCATGCTCAAGCTCAAGGGGGCCAAGATATCTGGCCAGACCCAGCAGATTGAGGTCACTCAGGTAGCCGAGATCGAGGGCGCTCCGGGCGTGGACGACATCCGCAAGATCGCCATGCCCATGCCGTTCAACCCGCCCAGCGCAGTTCTGTTTGAGCTGCTGGGATGGCTGGACAAGGCCGCCAAGGGCGTGGTGACCACGTCGGAAGAAAAGATCGCCGATGTGAACTCGCAGGCCCCTGTAGGCACGACGCAGGCCCTGATTGAGCAAGGCGCTGCCGTTTATTCGGCAATCCACGCAAGGCTGCACCAATCGCAGGCCCGCCTGATCAAGGTGCTGTGCCGGCTGAACCGGTGGCATTTTGACGAGATGCGCAAGGGCGAGATCGTCGAGGACTTGGAGATCGAGCGCGAGGACTTTGAGCGCAACACCGACGTCATCCCGGTGTCCGACCCGCACATCTTCTCCGAGACGCAGCGCATGGCCCAGATGCAGGCCGTGTTGCAGCGTTCAGATGCCCACCCCGACCTGTACAACGCCAAGGCCGTGGAAGAGCGCTTTTTAAAGCAGATCAAGATCCCCAACATCAGCGAGCTGCTCAAGGATGTTCCGGCGCCCGAACAGCGCACGCTGGCCGACGAGAACGCTGCCATGTCGCTGGGCCACCCGTCCTATGCCTACATGCAGCAGGACCACATCGCCCACATCCAAGGGCACCTGATGTTCGGCATGGACCCCAACTTTGGTGGCAACCCGTTCATCGCGCCCCAGTTCCTGCCCAACGCCATTGAGCACATCAAGCAGCACATGACGCTGTGGTATCTGAACCGTATGAACGGCTACGTGGCCAACCTGCGCGACGGCAAGCCCGTGGATGACTACGATAACCCCAAGCTGACCGGCATCATCGACAAGCTGTACGCCACCGTTGGCCAGCACGTCGCCATGGACAGCCAGCAGGTGTTCTCGCAGATCCTGCCCCAGCTCCAGCAGCTCATGCAGGCCCAGCAACAACGCCCGCAGTCGTTGCCGTTGCCGCCGGACGCGCAGGTGGTCAAGGACACCAGCATGGCCGAGACCCAGCGCAAGGCCGCTAAAGACACGCAGGACGTCCAACTGGCGCAGGCCAAGATGAAGGACGACCAGATGCGCGTTGCGGCTGAAATGCAGGCCAAGACGCAGAACGATGAGCGTGACGCGCAGCTCAAGCTGCAACTGGCCGCCATGGACGCGGACACCAAGATCAAGATTGAGAATGCGCGCCTGACGCACGAGACAATCCAACAAGCAAATCAACTGGCGGTACCGCCACAACCGGCAGAGATGCCACCAACCGAAGGAGCCCCAAATGGCAACCAGTGATCAAGAACAACGCGGTGAGATGGTCAAGCAGCACAAGCGCATGGCCATGGGCGAGAAGCTCGACGGCAGCAGCATGCAGCCCAAGGGCGGCAGCCAGAGCAAGAGCGCGCCCAAGGGCGGCCTGAGCCACGTTAAAGCTAAGAACAAGTGATATCTGAGCTGATCCACCTCATTAAACAGCGGCAGGCCGAGATACGCCTGTCGCTGGTGGATAACCCCGTAGGGAATTACGAGGCGTACAACCGCCTCGTGGGTGAGTACCAAGGAATCCAATGGGTTTTGGATTCCCTGAACGCGAAACTCGCTGAGAACGAATAAGGCCGCGAGGCCCCAAGTGGCGCTGAAATATGCGCTTTTTATGCACTGAAATATGTGCTTTTTCGACAGGAGTGAGTATGAGTGAACGAGAGAAGATCCCTACTATTGAGGGAGCTGCTGGGGTATCTGACCCCGCAGAGTTGGCATGGGCGTTTCCCGAGGTTAACCCGGGTCAGGCGCCGTTGGGGGGTCGCGTAATCGTGCAACTGCGACGCATTAAAAAGCGAGCAGGCCGCATCATCATCGTTGACGAGACCAAGGAAAACGAGAAGTGGAACAACATGATTGGCCGGGTCGTGGCGCTTGGACCGCTCGCGTATAAAAACCGCGACACCATGCAACCATGGCCAGAAGGCAGTTGGATTGAGGTCGGCGACTTTATCCGCGTCCCACGCTGGGGCGGGGACCGCTGGGAGCGCAATGTGCCCGGCGAGGAGGAGCAAGAGGACCCAGTGCTGTTCATGACCATCAACGACCATGAAGTGATCGCCAAGATCACCGATGACCCGTTGTCGTTCAAAACCTACGTTTAAGGAAATACCATGGCCACAAAAACTGAAGAAGAATTGTACGTTGAGGAAGGCAAGGACGGCACCGCTACGGTGGAGCTGCCCGATAACCTAATGCCCGACGATGACTTGGGAGAGCCCAAGCAGCAGGCGAGCGACGACAGCGGCGACGAGGACCACCCGGATGACACCGAGGCGGTCCGGGCTGCCCGACGCGCCCGCCGACGGTCCAAAAAGGACCTGATCCGCAAGACCAACGAGGAAAAAGACGTTCGGTTGCAGTCCTTGCAGCGCCAGAACGAGGAGCTGATGACCCGCCTATCCCGGGTGGAGCAGCGCACCCAGCAGCACGACGTCAGCCGAATCGACAAGGCGATGGAGGACAAACAGGTCCAGCTTGAGTATTACCGCATGAAACTGGCCGAGGCCACCAATTCTGGTGACGGTCAAGAGGCGGTTAAGGCGCAAGAGGCCCTATACGAGACCAAGCAGGCCATCGACCAGCTTGCCCACCTCAAGCGGCAGGCTGACCAGCCCGCCCCAGCCCCTCAGAAGCAGATCAACCCGAGCGTGCAACGCCACGCGGCCAAGTGGATCGAGCGTAATGATTGGTACAAGCCCGACTTGTCAGACACGGACAGCAAGATCGCCAAGCAGGTCGACGAGGAGATGACCAAGCAGGGCTGGGACGCAGGTTCTGCCGATTATTGGGACGAACTTGACAGCCGCTTGCAAAAATATCTGCCGCACCACTATAATGAGCCGTCAGATCGACGTGTACGAACTCCGAGGAACACCGTGGGAAGCTCAGGACGCGAAGCATCAGCCGCTTATGGGGGCACAAACCGCACCTTTACTCTCTCTGCCGAACAGGTTAGGGCGATGAAGGACGCGGGTATGTGGGACAACCCCGACAAGCGCGCAAAGATGATCAAGCGCTATGCAGCCGACGCACGTAACAATCTAAGGAGCAACTAACATGGAATCTCGTCTAAAAAAATCTCTATCTGCTGGTGGACGCAATGATCGCGCAAGCGAGGACGCTACACGTGCAGCCCCTGAAGAGAAGTTTATTTCTGCGCAGGAACGTCGCAAGATGTGGAGCGAGGAATTTACACAATCAGCACTGCCAAAACTTCCCAACCTTGATGGTTGGCATTTAATATGGCTCTCGTCAACCAACAGCTACGACAGCATTGATAAACGGATGCGCCAAGGGTACGTTCCAGTTAAGTCTGAAGAGTTACCGGGCTATGAAGATTACAAGGTTAAGTCGGGTCAGCACGTTGGTCACATCTCATGCAACGAGATGTTGTTGTTCAAAATACCGATGGATATCTACCAAGACATCATGACGTACATGCACCATGAAAAGCCCCAAGAGGAATCGGACAAAATCCGCGTCCAAATGGAAAACTTGCAGGGCGCACGGGACAGCAACGGAAAATCGCTTGTGGGTATCGAGGGTGACGGTTATGGCAATTTTGATAAGCAACCCAATCGAATGCCAGTGTTTTCTGGCTAACCCAAGGAGTTAATATGAGTTCAACCTCTTCTCCGTTTGGCTTGCGTCCTTCTTTCCACCCATCGGGTCTGGATCGGGCTGTGGCGCTGACTGACGGCATTGCTTCGGCATACGCCTCGAACATTCTGAAAGGCCAACCGGTCTATCTGAATACGTCCGGGCAAATCATCATTGCAACGACTAGCAGCCTGCTGCAAGGCGCCTTCGCTGGCGTCGAGTGGACAGACACTACTGGCCGTCGCCGTGTGTCCAACTACTGGCCTGCAAGCACCGCGTATATTACCGGTTCGTGCGTAGCTTATTACTACAGCGACCCCAATATCGTGTATGACATCCAGTGTGATGGTTCTTTGGCGCAAACTTCAATTGGCGATCAAGCCAACTTTAGTAACATCGCCGCTGGTTCCACCACCACCGGTCTGTCTGCTGCGACCATTTCGTCCTCCTTGGCTGGCTCGGGTAGCGCCGCTCAACTCCGCATCATCGGCCTGTATCAAGGCATCGACAATGCGTGGGGTGATGCGTACACCACTGTCCAAGTTCAGATTAACCAATCACAGTACCAAGCGTCTGTGAATGCTATTTAAGGAGTAACTGAAAATGGCAGCACCAATGCGCAGTACGGACTTTAGAAGCATCGTTGAGCCTATCCTCAACGAATGCTTCGATGGAGTCTATGACCAACGTGCCGACGAGTGGAGCCGTGTGTTCCGCGAGGAAGACGGCATCCCACGTAACTACCACGAAGAGCCCGTCCTGTACGGCTTTGGCGCGGCACCCCAGTTGCCTGACGGCACACCGGTGACGTACCAACAGGGTGGTGTTCTGTTCCTGCAACGCTATGTGTACAAGGTATATGGCCTCGCCTTTGCCCTGACCAAAGTGCTGGTTGAGGACGGCGACCACATCCGTTTGGGACAAGTGTACGCACGCCATCTGGCTCAATCCCTGATTGAGACCAAAGAGCTGCTGTGCGCGAATATCCTGAACACCGCGTTCAACTCTTCGTATCCCGGCGGCGACGGTGTGTCGCTGATCAATACCGCTCACCCCATCGTGAATGGTACGTTCAGCAACCAACTGGCAACCGCTGCTAACCTGTCTCAGACATCGCTCGAGCAGATGTTGATCCAAGTGCGTCAAGCCGTGGACAACAACGGCAAGAAGATCCGTCTGGTGCCCCGCCAACTGGTGGTCGCCCCCGGCAATATCTTCCAAGCCGAAGTTCTGCTCAAGTCGGTCCTGCGCGCAGGCAACGCCAACAACGACATCAACCCGGTGAAATCCATCGGCTTGCTGGACGAAGGCGCTGCCGTTATCTCGCGTCTGACCTCGTCTACCGCATGGTGGGTCCAGACCGATGCACCCGAGGGCATGAAGCTCTTGATGCGTCGTCGCTTGGAGAAAACCATGGAAGGTGACTTCGAGACTGACTCGATGCGCTACAAGGCCACCGAGCGTTACATCCCGGGCTTCACTGACCCGCGTGCAATGTACGGTACCGCAGGCGTTTAATCGCAAATCGGCTTTGGCAGGGGAGCCGCAAATCCCCTGCCGCTATTATTAACATCGGTCAAACTTTTCAAGGAGCAGACCATGCCTCAGTTTTCAGATGACCTATTCTTAGGTCCCGCACAGACGTACATGGGTACGGGTCTTCGTAACTACAGCACTACCGCAACTGGCGGCAGTGGTGGCGTTTCCTCTTCTACACTGACAGTGACTGCTGTGGGCTTCGGCGCACCAATCGCTCTCGGTATGTACGTTGACGGCACAAGCGTTGCAGATGGCACCTACATCACTGCCTTTGGCACTGGTAACGGCGGCACTGGCACTTACACCCTCAACCAAGCAATCAACGTAGCAAATACTACCGCGCTGACCTTGCACGGCAATGTCCCGTTTGAGAATCCAGCCCCCATGGACTTGGGTATTGGACCTCTGGGCCGCATTTACGTTTGGGACGTTGTTCCCCAAGCCAAAGTTGCAAACAACCTTGCCACCGCTCAATCGCCTACTAGCGCGTTCACTTTGACCGCCGGCACCTCGGTGAAGGCTGTTACGTTGCCCAGCGGCTCGGTCGGCTATGCTCTTGATGTGCCCCGCACACTGATCATTACCATCGGTGCTGGCACCATTACCAATCGCAACATCACGATCAGCGGCTTTGACTACTACGGCCAAGCCATGAGCGAAGTGATCGCAACTGGTACAACCCAGTCCACTACTGTGAGTGGCCTCAAGGCTTTCTACGTTGTAACTTCCATCACCACCTCTGGCGCTGTTGGCGGGACCGTGGCAGTCGGAACTACTGACGTTCTGGGCATCCCAGTCCGCGTGACCAACGTGGCCTACGTTGCAAGCGTTAAGAGCAACAGCACACTGGCACAAGATGCCGGCGCGTTCTTGCCTGCTGACACTGCGACTGCTACCACCGGTACTGGTGACGTTCGCGGCACCTACGCTCCTGCCACTGCATCGAACGGTATCGTTCGTACAGTGATGGGTATTTTGTTGCCTGCTATCGCAGTCGGCCCCAATGCAACCCGCACTGGTGCTCTTGGCGTAACCCAAGCATAAGGAGTAGATCATGGGCCAATTCAAACCAATGGTCAAAATGGTGACCACGGAGCCTTCAGTTGAACTGAAGCTCAAAAAGGGCGGCCATGTGGCTAAGAAGGCATACGGCGGTGCGATGCCTATGGCTTCCACTATGCCTGCTGCTCGCATGCCTGCTCGTGGCGGCGCTCTGCCCGGCGCGTCCCCCATGGCACCGTCCATGATGGCGCGTCGTAAAGCTATGGCCGCTCCTTTGCTGATGTCCAAAAAAGGCGGCAAAGCCAAGCACGATGATGCTGCTCAAGATCGCGCAATGATCAAGAAAGCCATGGCAGGCAAGAAGTTTGCTTCCGGCGGCAAGATTGATTCTGCCGAGACCAAGACCACCGTCAAGGGTAATGCTGGCAAATTTGTCAACACCAAGGTAGTGGACGGCGACAAGACGGACCGTGCTCACGGTACCGGCGCGGTCAAGATGGGTAAGCCCGCTGGCTTCAAGAACGGCGGAGCCATCGAAGGCAACGCTAAGAAGTTCTTGAACAAGGTCGTAGACGGCGACAAAAAAGACACTGCGCACGGCACTGGCGGCGTCAAGATGGGTAACGGTGGCGGCTTTAAGAGCGGCGGTTCTACCAACTGGGAAAACCGCCCCGCTGACACGGCCAAGCCCGGCGTGAGCAACACCAAGACTGGTGAAGTCAAGGAAGCCAACGCTGGCGGCTACAAAAAAGGCGGTGCTGCAAAAAAGCACTACGCTACGGGGGGCAGTGTTAACGACACTGGCCACGCCGTAGCAATGCCCCGTAAACCGGTCTCTGCTTCTGTCAAGAACACCATGCAATCTGGCACCTTCAAAAAGGGTGGAAAAGTGGCCCACAAGGCCGATGGTGGACGCATGCCATTAAAAGGGCATGCGTATCATGACAAGTCTGATGATGAATTGAAATACATTCTCAAAGATGCAAGTGAAGCTGCTCGTGCGATGAAAAATCATAGCCCAAAATCTGAAAGCAAATACCTAGATCAGGTAAATGATGCGGCAACGGTTATGCACTATCGCAAGAATGGTGTTACCAAAAAAGCCGATGGTGGCAGCATGGACGATCAGCAGATGCCTATGCGTGACATGAGCGGTGGCGCCTATGGGCGCTCCATGGGTCCTAGCGAAAGCGACATGGACATAGCAAACTCAATCCGTAACGCTCCGGGCACTGCCATGAGCGCCATGATGAGATTGCTAGGCAAGCGGCCAGCCACGGGTGCAGGAGCCGGGCGGGGGATGGTAAATCCCCCGATGGCTCGCAAAAAAGGCGGCAGCGCCAAGTGCTAGTAGAGTGGGGGCTTCGGCCCCTGCTTTTAATTGGAGATAGACATGAAAACGCAAACCGTTTCGATGACCACAACGGGTTCAAGCACGCCTATTGTGATGAACACCAACACGACGCCCTTTAACGTAGGTTTTGGCGTGGTGGTATCGGGAACCGTGAATTACACGATCCAGCACACGTTTGACAGTCCTGCCACTGGTTTTACCACTTGGTATCCGCATCCTACGATCGCGAGCAAGACGGACAACCAAGATGGTAACTACGCCTTCCCGGTAACGGGGATCAAGCTGCTAGTTAACTCTGGCACGGGAACGTACAGCGCTACGTTAAATCTGGTTCAAGCAGGAATTGCGTAATGCCCTACGTCGGTTACTCAGGAGTAGCCAATCAGGCAAATACCAGCGATGGTTTTGCAAGTGAAGTTGGAGCGCAAAATCCTCCAACTGTTACCGACCAATGGGGCTTATATGTTGGTGATAACGGCGTTGTTGACCTTTACCACAATGCCACACCGGCGGTCACATTTTATATTTTGATGGAGAACAGCGGTTACGTTCTTCAAGAAGACTCATCTAAGATCGTACTGGAGCAATCATAATGGCTGACCAAAAAATATCGGCGATGCCGTCAGCGGCAACGCTTACAGGCGCAGAACTGGTTCCACTTGTGCAGTCTGGCGCCAATGTGAAAGCCACTTTGACTGCTATGGGTACTTTCATCAATACAACTTTATTGCCTTTTGGCGCTTGGCAAGACACGACTACCCAAACCGGCTCAATCACGACACCTACCGCATTTACATTAAACACAGTGGATGTTAATGGCGGTATTACGTTGTCGGCCACCACTCGGTTGACTGCACCCAATACCGGCACTTACAACATCCAATGGAGCGGACAATTTCAAAGTACGGATGTTGGCTCTACTGACGTTTGGGTATGGCTTCGTGTAAACGGAACAGATGTAGCTGGTTCTACCGGCCTAATAGGAATGTTGGCTCGTAAATCCAACAATATACCTTCCCATGTAATTGCTGGCTGGAATTATTATCTTAGCCTAACTGCCGGTCAGTATGTAGAGATTTATTGGCTGAAAGAGACTGCCAATATAACTTTATCGGCTTATTCTGCCAGCGTTAGCCCCGCTTACCCTTCTACGGCCTCTCTTGTGGTCACAATGAATCAGGTGGGATGATGCCAATCAAGTCACCAGCCCAACGTCGTTTGATGCAGGCGGCTGCCCATACCAAGGGCGGCTTTGGTGGCGTTCCACAATCCGTGGGCAAAGAGTTTGTCAAGGCCGACAAGAAAAAGGAAGGCGGACTGTATGCCAACATTCATGCAAAACGTGAGCGAATCGCTGAAGGCTCTGGTGAAAAAATGCGCCGAGTGGGCAGCAAAGGCGCGCCAACTGCTAACGCCTTCCGAGAGTCCGCTAAAACGGCTACAGGAAAGGCTGAGGGCGGCGTATCTCTGGCTGTGGGGCGGGGTGAAAAACTATCAACAAAGGCGGGCGCAGGGCTTACAGCCAAAGGGCGAGCCCAGTACA